TGATTCATATAAGAAGGATGTTGATGTTTTAGTTTCGCCAGAATACAACTATGATTGGGATAGTCTTAGGTCGGATATCACAACCTATGGATTACGACACAGCACACTGTCCGCACAGATGCCTTCGGAGAGCAGTTCCGTTGTGTCAAACGCTACCAATGGAATCGAGCCTCCTCGCGACTACTTGTCCATCAAGAAATCAAAAAAAGGACCGCTCAAGCAAATTGTTCCTCAGTACAATAGTCTCAAGAATAATTACACTCTTCTTTGGGACATGGAGTCGAACAAAGGGTATATTGAGATCGTCGCGGTGATTCAAAAGTTCTTTGATCAGGCAATCTCAGGTAACTGGAGTTATAATCCAGGGCAATATCCTGACAATGAGGTGCCTGTATCAGTAATGGCAAACGATTTCCTCAATACTTACAAGTATGGATGGAAGACTTCGTATTACCAAAACACTTATGATGCTAAGAAAGATGGTGACGATATTGAAACATTGATTCAAGAATTACTAGAAACCGAGGAGGAAGATTGTGACAGCTGCAAAGTCTGAAGTAAAAGGAATGACAGTATTCAACAAAGAAAAAGTAAATACCAAGAAGCAACCAATGTTTTTTGGTCAACCATTGGGAGTCCAAAGGTATGACACGTTCAAGTATCCTATCTTTGATCGTCTCACACAGCAACAACTAGGTTATTTCTGGAGACCAGAGGAGGTCTCCCTTCAAAAAGATCGTGCAGACTATGCTCAACTCACTCCTGAACAGCGCCATATATTCACGTCCAACCTCAAGTACCAGATCATGTTGGATTCTGTACAAGGGCGTGGTCCTGGGATGGCTTTTATCCCTTATTGTTCACTACCCGAACTAGAGGCGTGCATGAATGTATGGGAGTTTATGGAGATGATCCATAGTCGCTCGTACACATACATTATCAAGAACGTTTACTCTAATCCTGAGGATGTCTTTGACACCATTCTGGATGACGAGAAGATTATTGACAGGTCTACTAGTGTCACCGAATCCTATGATGATTTCATCAATCATGCTCATCAGTATGACAATGGAACCATGTGGGAACTTGCAAAGGATGGTCACTATACAGGACAGTATGATCGACGCGAACTGAAGCGTAAACTTTACAGAGCAGTTGCTAATGTAAACATCCTAGAAGGAATCCGATTCTACGTTTCATTTGCTTGTAGTTTTGCCTTTGGTGAACTCAAACTTATGGAAGGGTCTGCAAAAATTCTATCTCTTATTGCAAGAGATGAGAGTCAGCACCTGGTTATCACTCAGAACATTCTAAAAAACTGGCGTGATGGTGATGATCCTGAGATGCAGCAAATTGCATTGGAAGAGGAAGAGAATGTCATCAAAATGTTTGTCAAGACTGTTGATGAAGAGAAGGCATGGGCAGAATATCTGTTCAAAGATGGTTCGATGATTGGTCTCAATGACAGACTATTGTCACAATATGTTGAGTGGATTGCTAACCGTCGTATGAAAGCGATTGGTTTGAAGCCTATCTATAGTGTACCTGCAAAGAGTAATCCACTGCCCTGGACAGAGCATTGGTTGAACTCTAAGGGTCAACAAAATGCACCACAGGAGACGGAGATTGAATCATACATCGTCGGAGGAATCAAACAAGATGTCGAAGCAAATTCCTTCGCAGGATTTGCTCTCTAGTACAGAATGGTTAGACAAGGTATACAATGAACTTCTGGACACACACAACGACGCGGGTTCGGAACCTGGTTGGGACATGGTTTGGGACAAAGAGTACGCTAGAAGACAAGAGTCTAGACGCTCTCAGTCCCAACCAGAAGAGGGAAGTCCTAAGATTGATTGATCGGGCTATTGACAACCACAACAGAACTGCTACACTGGTGTCAGCATCGATAGGAGGGGTTCTACTCTTCTTCTATGCTCACGGTGTTGTTTCTATCGTAGATAGAACAGCAAACTAACACATACTATTATAAATAGTTGCGTAGCATTGCTACGACATTACGTTCATCCCTTCGGGGACGCAAGTAAGTCGCGGAACGGAGCGTTCATCCCATGATTGATATATTACTGTATACCACCCTCACTTGCTCTCAAACTGAAGCAATTATGCTTCGGATGCAAAAGCATGAAAACATTTCTCCCGAATATAAGGTAGAATTGGTAGAGGTCATGAAGGAATCAAACCCTGATTGTTATTGGGACGCAAACGACTGAAGGAACGGGGGAATAAACCACCCTAACTTCAGGAGTAACAACATGAACACACTTCAAATGGTCAAGAAGCAGATCGAAAAGGCATCTGCATTGCACGACGCACAGATCTCACACACCTCGTATCGTGGTGTGCAATATTCAACCCGTTGTGTAGAGTCTAAGGAGACTCATGGCACTTTCTGCTATCGCGGTCACACTTACGCCAAGTGATAGTAAAATCTTGAGATCAAGATACAGCACCTCCTCAGGGGGTGCTTTTTTGTGTACATAGTGCTACCATGGAAATGCAACTATGCCTAGAGGATACATGAGCAAAATCGATTTGCAGGCACGCATCTACAAGATCAAGACTGCGTTGTATGAGGGTGAGTATGAAGCGATGTCAGAGGAGTGGCATGACGGTCACCACGATGCCCTGAACAAGGTCCTGGATGCCCTACAGGAGTTCAGGGATTGACAGATATAGATATTCCAAGTAAACTAACACTGTGGGGTTCAGAGATGAATAGAGATCATCTAAAGGTCCTTATCAGAGACTTAGAAATTATCTTGAGTGAGTTGAAATCTGAAGTGTATTCAGATACAGAGTCATACATAGATACTGATAAGTATTACTCTGACAGTGATGATAACGGAGATTGATTATGAAAATCCATGGACATACAATGAAGCCCCTTTTGGGGGGAGTCTTATTGGGGACAACTTTGGGTTTGTTTACTGCATTACAAATACCCAGACCAATAGAAAATACATCGGAAGAAAATACTTCTGGTCATTTAGAAAGCCTCCAGGTAAAAGTAGGAGAGTTAGAAGTGAAAGTGACTGGAGAAAATATTACGGCAGCTCTGATGAAATACGTGCCGATGTTCGCTTGTACGGAAAACCTGCCTTTCAACGACGTATAATCAGCCTACATACAACCAAGGGTCAGACAAACTACGAAGAGACCCGACAACTTTTTATCAACAACGTCCTTACGGAGGCAATGAACGATGGAACGCCTGCTTACTACAACAGCAATATCCTCGGTCGATACATGCGTAAGGACTATTTCGGAACTGGCACATGTGCTTGACAGCAGACTAACCACCCTGCTATACTGACAGGGTAGTCAAGAGGAATCACCATGGGCAGTTTTCGTTTCTTCGACGACTTCAATATGAAGTCCCCACTCGATAGTTACATTGACAAACTTCAAGACCTTCTTGCTGAGGGAAGGTATGATGATGCCACGGTTCTTTCTTCTCAGATAAACAATATCTCAGGGGTCAGTAGCTCAGTGGATAGAGCATCGCACTTCTAATGCGTTGGTCGGGGGTTCAAATCCCTCCTGACCCGTTCCCCTTAGGGGGATATTGTACATCGCTTAGGATAACTATGACTACAGTACAAAAGTTTTCTCCTGTAACGGACGTTCTACGTTCAGCAGTTACTGGAGATGTAGATCTCGACACCGAGTACCCTAATATCTTCCAAAAGGTCTATAGACACTACGAGGAAAAAGGTGTTGATTTCTATGGTAATCCCGATGAGGATTACGCTATCCTAATTGACAAACTTGAGTTTGACTTATTCTAACTGAATAAACTAGAACGAGACTTACATTATGCTGCAACAAACGCTAGAATCTATTGTAAAGAATGAACTCTATATGGGTTACATCTTTGGCATCATGATCTTGGGTGGTTTCATCCGTGATTATAGTGCTCTTGAAGATGTATATTCTCTAGCAAAGAAGTACATCAAGGACAATCGTGTCCTTGTTATTATCACCTCACTGTTAGGTGGTATACTTCCCATTCCAGGACGTGTTGCTTTATCGGCACCACTCCTGGATGGTATTGCTCCACGAGATCAAGAACGACGTTCTGATTTTGGTGTGATTGATTACTTATCAGTCCATCATTACTACTGGTGGTCTCCACTAGAGAAGACCGTCGTCCTTCCTATGGCAGTGATGGGTGTATCCTATGGAACATTCCTAGGGTATACTATTATTCCTTTGCTTATCACCCTGGCATATACCTGGTGGTATATCTTTACTAAGGTTCCTGCATCATCTGTTGTCCCTAATCTAGAGTATGTTCGTGAGTTCAACTGGCGACGTGCTCTTACTGGATGGGCACCACTCATTGCTACTGTGATTCTTCTATTGAATACAGGTAAGGGTGGAGCAATCTTCTTCTTCCCTTGGTTCCTTGGAATGGCAATCTACTATTCCATTGTATTCAAGGATTGGAAGTGGGGTAAGTGGTTAGATGGTAGGTTTGCTATCATTGCTACGCTCGTTCTTGCTCTTGGTGGAGTGGTAGGACTGGTCAAAGGACCAGTGATGGAGTATCTCAACGCAGCAACGCCTGGGATGCTCATACCTGCCTCTCTAGTCGCTATGGTTGCTGCTTATGCTATGGGTTCATCTGGCAAGTATGCTGGCATGACCTCTGCTCTGGTAGCAATCTTCGGTCCTCAATATTTGGTGTGGTTCCTCTGCACTGAGTATTCAGGATATCTAATCTCACCCGCCCACAAGTGTCTCATGATCGGACAACAGTATTTCGGCACACCAATTCGGAAATACTATGTTGTGCTCACCCGATTATGTGCTATACTAGTTGGGTACGCAGCACTCATCACCTTCATCCTATGAAACCCAGAGTTCTCCTAGAGCAGTTTCCCTATCGTTATGTCGAAGTTGGCACGATCGAACTAAACGGTATGCCAGACTACCGCATTCAAAAGGTAGACTCCTACACTGGTCGTTACAAAGACATGTATCTCTGTGACAACCAAATGCAAATGATGACTGCTATGGAAGATTTTGAATACACCAAATGGTTAGACCCTGATGGTGTACCTTGTTACGTTCGAGACCGAGTAAAAGCATGACCACAACAACACGAACCATGAATCCCTATCAGAAAGCAGTAGACGCCCTCAAAGAGTGTGTCACCGACGCTATGAACAGCGATGTTGATGCTAACACCCAAGGTGAAATCTGGCGTCACTACCAAGGTATGAAGGCGATTGAAAAAATGGTATCTCGTTCAACAAGAGAATATAAGTTCTCTACTGATGGAGATTCTATTAGT